TGTAAGTTCCGACGCGGTTTTAGGTGTATCTTTTGATACTCGTTTAGATGGGCGACAATAAGGGTAATCACGTTTCTCTCCTTGTTGTCTGCCGCAAGGCTTGCCTGTTTTTACATCTACCCATTTTTCTTTAAACCAACGTTTTAACTTTGCTCCTTCTTCAGTTTTTCTTACTGACATGCTAACCTCTTTTACCACTTTTTGAGGAACTTGTATTCTTCTTTTTAGAATTTCCCCAATTAGCTGCTCCAACTTTTCGACATTTAGCTAAAGCTCCGCTAGCATATGCTGACGGCCAAACATCATAACGAGCTTTTACTTTATAGTAACAAGCATCTTTTTTTGATTTTGCTTTAGGTGCTGCCATAATAAATTACCACTTTTTACACGACCAATAACGAGCTGTCATTTTAGATGGAGGTCTACTATCACAACCATGTCTTGCTCGAAAACTTTTACGTCTTCCGGGCTGATCTTTTTTGATTGTCATATTAGCATCTCCAAATCGAATTACTTTTTCTTTACCATTCTGACATGCTTTAACAACAAACTTCTTACCGCCAGATACCTGACGCTTTGGTTTGTTACAAGCCATCTTAGATTTATCAATTTTTGCCATACAACACTCCTATAGAGAGGGGGGCCTAAGCCCCCCAATCAATATTATGAACAGTCTACCATTACAGCTGTAAGTGTCATAACTGCTGCATCAGCGGCATTGTTTAACACAATGTCAATAGTATCAGCAGCTGTGTAATACTTACCAGCTTCAAAGGCGTCAGTTCCAGCGACAGTAAGGTAAGCTGCTGTAGCATTACCATTAACACCATCCAGATAACCATCTGGATTATCACCATCACCAACATCAACTGTTAGTGTTCCACCCTCAGCAGTTGTTACATTCAAAGCCACGTTAGTGACTAGAGTGTTTGCTGGGACTCTAATAACTTCAAGAACATCAGCACTTGTAAGTGCAGTCAGACCAGCTGCTGCCCTTTCAGTAGTGATAGTAGCGAAGTTTAGCTCTACGGATATAGATGATACTTTATTGATACCTGCAGCAACGTGCGCGGTACCAGTACCAAAATTATATCCTTTTCCATCATTATATGTAGCCATAGTTCACCTCCTTAAAGCGTTACGACTGCGGTTGCCAAAGCTTCTGGCTTAGTAACTTTATAGCCATACACTTGTAAACCACGGATTATATTGCCAAAGGTAGTCTCTGACCTGATAGTTTCCATATTTGTCATCTGAGATGCAAATGTGAAGCCCATCTTATGTCCACCAATTACGCTGAACTCAGAACCATTTTTATAAAGATTATGAGAAACATAAACAGTGAATCTATCAATCATACCAAGACGACCATTTCTCAAAGGAGAAGAACCGTCACCAGTGATTGATGCGTCTTTCAGATCAGATTGCTTAATGTAGCCAGCCATCTTTGCAGGAATGATTACAAATCTATCCTGTTCAGGAGCGTTAGCTTCATCAAGTACCGTTCCCATGTTGATTAGCAAGTCAATAACATTAGACTTAGTAATAGCTTCTGGAGTACCGGCTACACCTAGATCGATGTTACCAGAGATTGCTCCCGCTGTTTGTCCTTTGTTATTAGCACTAACATCAGTCAACATGTCAGTTAGAACCCTTTGATCGATCTTAATCTTCATTCGCTCTGAAGCGTCTTTAGACCATTGATCCATCAATGCGATATCAGACTGAACTTGGTCAACGTCATCTTCAACACAAGCAAAGTATTCACCTTTGTCGATAACTAGTTGTAGTTTAGCCTTATCAGGGTTTTCTACTGCAAGGGTTTGTCCCTTGACATACGTTTTGATGGTGATTTCTGGTGTAGTACGGATATTAACCGTATCACCCATCTGTCGGATTTCACCTTCATAATCCGTGTTTGAGATTGCTGACAACACCGTAGCGTCGTAGAAATTCTCAATCAGCTTCCCACTCCAGATTTCTGGAATGAAATTGCCGCTATAGTCCGGGCGGCCCGGAGATACTGCAAATTTAGCCATTATGACCTCCTTTTAATTAAGCAGTTACGATTCGACCTTCTCTCTGTGCAGAGAAAATGTCCCTTTCCATTCGACCACGTTCCTCATCACGACCTTTGAATTTCCCTTTACGAACATCTTCAAAAAATTTTGCGATGTCTGCAGGAGAATAATTCTTAGATTCTTGAGATGCAGGTTTACCAGAACGTCCTCGTCCCGGTGCAACTTGTTTCTCAAGCTGTGAATTAGTATTTGGTCGGTTCTCACGAGCAGTTTCGGGTACTCCAAATTCCTTTTCCCAAGCCGCAAAGAAACTCGCCACACGTTTTGTATCTAGATTCTTCTGTGCGTCCTCTAAATATGTTTGACGAGAAATACCTGTTAGTGGATCGATAGATAACAACCAAGACTGAAAGTCTGCATTGTTATTAATATCTTGCCAATTAGGTACTTCATTGGTAAGTCCGGCCCAAAACGCTTGTTCACTGCTAGCTTGTTGTTGTGCTTGTACTTGTTGTACTTGAGGCACAAATCCTTGTAGCTGTTGAATTGTTTTCTCCAACTGCGCAATCCGCCCATTTGCGGCATTGACTTCTTCACGAGCTGCTCGTCTCATAACATCAATCGAATCACCATACTCTTTCATATCAGCATCTGTGATCAAAGGATCTGTAGATACTGGTTCTTCAGGTTTGGCTGATTGCTGCATAGTTCCTAGCAACTGTTCCAGTTGTGAAACACGGGCGTTAACTTCTCTGTTCTTTGCGTTTAGGCGCGGAACATCGGCGTTATACATCCCTTGTAGCGTCTTGTACTTTTGTTCCCAAGACTCTTTTGGTTGAGCGTCTGACTCCACTTGCTCTTGTGACTCAGACTTCGGTGCCTGATCTTCTACACTGTCGGAAGGTTGTTCTATAGGCTGTTCAACAGGTACTTCAGTAGCCTCGGTCTTTTCAACCTGTGCTGTTTCTGTTTCGCCATTTAACTCTTTATACAACTCTTGTACTTCCTCAGACTGTTTCTGAACTTGCTTTGGTATTCCCATAATCGCTCCTATCGGTGTGCGTAATTAAAAGCAGCTGCCTTCTTCATGACTTTGCCGCCGTTTCAGGGGACTCTTTTACGAGCTTACTTAGCTCTATCAAAATCTGACACCGCCCCTGTGCAAGTGCCGTATTCTGTGTAGCATTTGGTAGCCGCGATAACTCCTCTGTACTCCATCCTTCAAGCCACTCTAGGACTTCCGGGTATTGACGTACAGTGTTAGCTAACGCCTTGATAACTTCTGGACTAGGCCGTTTCATCTTGACCTCCCAGCGCCACCGTTACCAACTGTGTTTGCCTCCATTCCACCTTTGGGAGAACCGTCAGGTTGAGCAGCTTGTGCTTGCATTTCTGCTTGCTGCTGAGCTTTCATCATCTCAGCATTTATTTTCTCATCATGACTGGCCTTTTCCCGAGATGGAACAATATCATCCACAGGCATTTGCAACCCTTTGGCAATCTCGCGAAGAATCGCGGCACGGCCTTCCTTACCAACAATCTGCATATCCATTTCGTTGGCTGTTGCATTAAGAAATTCTATTCGACGCATGTTGACAGTTTCTTTAACAGCTAAGTTAACTGCTCCTCTAGGCATAATATCAACATCGCCTTTAATACTTTCATCTTCATCATACCGCATGTTATAAACAAACTGCCGATGAACAACTGGTTTAATTACATCATTATCAATGTGCATTACTACTTGACGTATCCCCTTACCAGCTGACCCCATTAACATTGATAACCCCGATGCTGTACGTCCTGCCCCTGACACATTCAAGTCACCATAAACATAAGAGGGGATGCCTGAATGGTCGTCAGCTAATTTACTAAACTTATCATATACAGCCATTAACGTATTAGCGTTATCATCTGGTTGTGTAAATCGGACTGCAGGAGAACTAGAACCAAATGGATCATTAGTTACCTGCCATATCTTCCAAGGGTGTAGCTGAGTAATATCTTCATTAGGTGGAATACGCTCAAGGTTTACTTCAACTTGAGGGCCTGATGAAATACCCATATTATTAATTAGTGCACGAGCTGATGCGTTACATACACCTTGTATATCTTCAATAATTTCGGGAATCCCCTTACCCCAAAACGCCCCCGGAGACTTAATAAAGGATGTTTTGGCGTAAGGTTTTTCACCAAGGGGATCATAGTTAAGAACTGCTTTGATAACATAGTTACCTACAATCCAAACATTTGCATCATACTCACGAGCTTGATCTTCAATTTCTTCTTCGTCCATACCCCATTCAACAAGCATCTTACCGCTGACTTTACCCCAGAACTCTAGAGCGTCATAAATGTCGGTAGGTCTAGACTCGGTATGGAACTTACGTTCTTCTTCGTCTTTCATTATTTCAACATCTTCGTTGATCCATGATTGACCATTACCAATTTCTAAAACTTTTCTAATTGCATCTTCATCGTAACCGGGAACTCCGATCATATCTGCAAGTTCAGTACGACTTAGTGGGTGGTGTTCAAATATATATCCATCCCGTATATTAGTAATACCGGGTTCTGGATATATTTTAAATGGATCAACTCTTTCAAACTCTGGAGCAATAACTTCACCAGCTTCTACAGTAGTGTTACCCATTTCATCTTTTGCATAAACTAATTTACGTTGCCTACGAACGACAGGGCCTTTTAGGAAAGCACATGGGTAAGTAACCATATCAGTTATAAAATCGTTAAATGATTCTCCCCAGCCACCTTGTGCAAACTGATCTGAAATTTTTACTTTCATTTTTCTTGCACGGTTATCTGCATCTTGCAGAAGTTTAAATCTATAATCTTGCGTTAGCATTTCTTTCATTTCAGCAATGTCATCAGGTGTTGGAGCTTTCTGATGTTGCTCAATCATCTTCACAACTTCTGCTGCAAATACATTTTGTAGTTCTGCAGTTTGGTCAGGAGACAAATCTGGAATAGGTGTTGGTTGCAGATCCCAAGGGGGAGTTCCTTGGTCAAGAAGAATGTCACGCAACCAACTCTCAGCAGCACGACACTTAACTTCTGTTATCATCATATAGATGTCAGAACCGCCTTGCTGATGAATTTGTTGTAATTTATCTGCTTCATACTCACCATTACGTTGACGTAATGCTTTGAGCATAACTGTTTCAAGTGGTTTCTTAGAACGCTTAGCTGCGTCCCAACATGTTCGTAGATAAGATGTAATACCAAGTACAACGCTATCCGCTTGACGATCAGCAAGCGCTTTATCTCGTAGCTCTTTCTCTTGCTTAACAAGAGTCGCATTATCGATTACTTGTAGCATTACCGTATTATACCTCTAATATTTTTTCTCTTTATCTTTAGTCTTTTTTTCTATGACCTCAAGATCCTTCATTTTAACTACATCTTCAGGATCATTTTTATCAGTGTAAACTACACCACCATCCTTATAGCTTCGAACTTTTGTCTCTATCATCTTGTAAGGTTTACCTTGTCCACATTTCATATTAACCCTCCTAAACTTTTTTTGCCAATTTTGGATCTATCTTTTTTTGGACAGACTCTGGTAACTTAGCAAAACCTTTAAATTGTTTTGGTACTAGGCCACCATCTTTATATTTTGGTACTGTCCCACCACCGGATGTTTTCTTCGCTTCTTTTCGAGGATCAAAACCTTTAGACAGAAAGAACTGCATAAGGCTCATGCTATCAGAAGCTGGCCCGTCAAAATATTCTTCTCGCAATTTCATCTCTCTATTAGTCATAAACAACCCCCAATAAGTATATATTACCTGATAGTATACACACAAGTTTATATTTGTCTAACATAAAAGTAACCCCCGCTAGGGGCAAACCAGCAGGGGCTACAAAGAGTAACATGAATGAAACATCAAGTGACAGGTGAATTATATCAAGTCCAACCCGCTGCCGCAACCCTTTTGACTTGTCTTTTCTGTAATGTATATGCTGCATCACTCGCGTGATTAATATGCAGCATCAAATATTGTAAAGCTTCTGCAACGTGTGAATGTTTATTCTTTTCTATATTTCCATTCTTTTTGTGGAATCTATATCCTCCCATCATTGCTGCTTTAAGCTGTGTACATTTTGGATCTAGTAGGAAAGCTGCATCGCCGTCTACCTGACGCATCAAGTAATCATCAACCGAAGACAGACGTGCTGACACGCTATTTGTCTTGGCTGGCATGACACGCAAACCTTCTGCTTTAATAATATCTACTGCTGACCGTTCATCTGTTTGGGCACGTTGTATACCTGCTGGATCACAGAT